ACAAGAAAGCATTTAAAAAAAATAAATCACCAAAAGCAAGGATACGGAGAAGGTAATGGCAATTATAGATTATATTGGAATAGAAAACGGAATTAAAACAATATTGGAAAATGATGCAAGGACAACTACTATAAACGGCAGAACAACAACAATAGTTGTTGAAGATTCTGATTTTGTTTCTGAGCCACGATGTCCGTATATAGGTATATTTTTAGATAGTTACGAAACACTTGAAGATACTGAAACAATAGGTGGAGCAAAACCATACTTAACACTTCTTGCGATTGAAATATGGATATATGAATTTTCTATGGAAAATCTTGATGGGGCTACTTTAAGAGATACTGCTCTTGGTAAAGTTAAAGAAGTATTAAAAGACAATAAAACTTTAGGTGGGAACGTCTTGTATTATAAGTTTACATCAGGTAAATTTGATAATATGCGTAACGAAAATGGCTTGGGTTTCTTTAAGGGCGTATCCCTAAATATAGATTGCGAGGTAAAAGAGTAATGTTTATTAAATGGCTAGTTAGTGGATTAGAAATTACTGGGTTAGGAGTTACACAAGAAGGCAAACAAGCAGAAGTGCCCGATGAAGTAGGTACAAGTTTAATTAATGAAAAAATTGCCAAAGAAGTAAAAATCAGGCAAAATACTAAAGAAGATAAATCTTCAAAAGAGGTAATAGAATAATGGGATACGGACTAGGTGGATATTTAAGTTTAGAAAAACAAACAACTTTTGGGACTCCAGTAAGTAGCAGTCCACAGTATATTCCTTTTGTATCGGAATCTTTAACTGAAAACAAAAATGTAATTCAAATAGAAAATTTAAGGAGTGTCTTTGATGCTCCAAATAGCGTAGAAGGCGTAAATAATGTAACAGGCGATATTGTATTTGAGCCACACCCTATATATCTGGGTGAATTTTTAAGAAGTGCATTGAATAAAACTGTTACATCAACATTACAAACATCTTCATATTTACATGAGTTTTTACCAAGACAAACGGACTTCAGCGAAGACTGTGCGTTAGCTCCATATACTATAAGTATGTGGAAAAGCGTAGGTAGTGCTTATCAAATCACAGATGGTGTGATTTCAGCTTTAGCAATAGAAATTACTGCTGGGTCTATAATTAGATGTACTGCAACAGTTCATGGTAGAGCTTATGCAAAATCTGCAAAAGCAACTCCAAGTTACATTGCTGCTGACCCATTTACATGGAATCAGGTTTCTTTACAAGTTGGTGGAAGTGCCAATGGTGAATTTGAATCAGCAACAATAACAATAGACAATGGTATTGAAGGCATATCTGTACTTAATGCTTCAACCAACGAAGGTAAATTGCTAAGAAATGGATTTAGAACAACAATGGTTGCTGGAGACCAGTCGTTTGACACACAAGCACAAGAAGGAGCATTTAGAGCCCAGACAGTACAATCGTTTAAATTTACAGTAACAGGAGCAACTGTTGGAGCAGCTGCTGATATAAATCAATTAGTTTTAGATATGCCAGATGTTAGATATAATACATTTGAATATCCGATTGCTGGAGCTGGTCGAATAACAGCTTCTTACGAAGGTCAAGCACAATACGATACAACAAGTAGCTATGCAATAAGAGTAACTTTGCAAAATACTGCTGCTAGTTATTAAAATATATATAAGGAGTTTCTATGAAAACCTTTGAAATTGAAGGCAAACAAGTAAAAGTTAATCCTGCCACAATCGGACAGTTAGCAGAATTAGAAAAGCACACAAATCTACAGGACGAGTTACAAGCTCACCCTATAAGTATGGTTGTGCAAGTGCTTTTAATAATTATATCTGCTACTCCACAAGACGATGGAGTTACAGAAGAATGGATTAATGGACTTCCTGCAACAGCAATGTCGCAACTAAATGAGGTGTGTACTTATTTCCTGCAGGTGAGCTCACCCGACAACAAATAGATTATATAAAAATAGTCGATTACTTTGCAGCTAAATACGGGTGGAGCAAAGAGCAAACATTTCAACTAACAAGTGATGAAATAAACCAGCTCTATGTTATAATTTCCAAAAGAGAAAGACAGGAAGCTCGTAAACATGGCAACATCAGATAAATTTAAAGTCATATTAGAATATGTAACCAAAGGTCTCAATGAGTTTGGTAAAGGGGCTAATGTAATTAGCAAATATGGCAATACTACACAAAAAGCCACCGAAGGAACTCAGGAATTTGCTTCTCGATTAAATAAAACACAAAAAGAAACTAGAAAAGTATCTTCAAGTTTTGTTAATTTTCAAACAAGACTTGGTGGTATAGGTAAAGCGTTTGGTAATCTGCGTGGCATGGCTCGTACTTTATCGGCAGGTTTTGGAGCTTTAATTGGGGCAAAAATAATATCTGAAGTAGTTCAGTTAGTAAACCAAGCCCAGCAGTTAACTAACAAATTACGAGTTGTATCAACTTCAACTACTGATTTAAAAAATCGTATGTCAGCTATGGTTGGAGTTGCTAGAGAAACAAGGGGAGACTTAGACGGAACAATAACAATGTACCAAAGGTTGACTTTTGCTTCTAACAGATTAGGGGCGAGTTCCGAGCAAGTAGCACAAGTAACAGAAAACCTAAACAAATTAATGACAATACAAGGTGTTCAAGCCCACGAAGCTCGTTCTATCCTGTTGCAGTTGTCGCAAGGTTTTCAATCTGGTAGGTTGCAAGGTGATGAATTTAGAGCTATTTCAGAAACATTGCCACCGATTTTAGATATTCTTGCAAAAGAAACAGGAAGAACTAGAGAAGAACTTAAAAAATTAGCTTCTGAAGGGTTTTTAAAACCTAGACTAATTTTAAATGCGTTGTTAAAAGAAACAGCAAATATTAATACTAAATTTAAAAAAACATCTGTAACACTATCGCAAGGTTACAACTTAATTAAAACAGAACTTTTAGCGTTTACTGCTACTGCTGGAGACTTACAAATGTTTAAAGATTTAATTACTGTTGCTTTTAGAGGTATTGCTTTAGTAATTCAAATATTAACTGGAGCAATTAGCGCAGTATTGATTCCGTTAAGTTTTGCTTATCAATTATTTATAGATTTAATAAAACTTAATGTAGGCGATTTCTTTGCTAGAATAGGAGCAGCAATATCGGGAGCTGATTTTGAACAAAGAAAACTAAATGAAAGAATGGCAACCTTTGATACAATAGCACAACAAGTTGGGCAAACTGTACAAGAAGTAGAATCAATTTATAACACTTTAGAAGATAGATTTTACAGTTTAACTGCAGTAGGTAAACGAGTTCTTAATGAATTTCTAGACCCACTTGCTCTTTATGAAGCAGCAAGATTAGACCCGTTATTAAGTGAACTAGATTCGCTTTCAATGATGTTTAGTGATACAGCTAAAGGACAAGAGCTAGTAAAAACAATAGAGCTATTAGGGTCAATTAGTAAAGAAACTGGAGCTAACATGCAAGATATAGTTAGAGGTGTAGATAAAGGTAAAGAAGCTATTGCAGCGTTAGCAAAAGACCAAAAAAAATTAGCAGATATAAACAGACAAGAAGGTAGTTTCTTTGAACAATTTATTGACCAAAATGCTAAAAATGAACTAATAATGGGTTATGAACTAGCTGGAGAAGAAGTAAAACATCTTAGAGCTATTACAAAAGAAGAATTTGACGGCATGACCCAAGAACAACAAGAAGCCCTAGCAACAACAAAAGAGTCAATAGTAGGATTAGCTACTTTTGCAGCAGAATCTAACCGATTAGGTGTTCATAATGCACAAGAAGAAGCTATTACTTTTGCAAACACTTGGTTATTTGCATACGAAACTACATTTAGAGAACTACAAAAAGGGATAAAATCTGTGTTTGGTAATTTTGTAGATGCTTCGGCAAAAGCATTTGGTAGTGCAATAATGGACGGAGAAAACTTTGGGGCATCAATGAAAAAAGTATTCAAAAGTTTTGCTAAAGAAATGATAACAGCTTTAATTAAACTAGCGATACAAATGATGATTATTAGAAGTTTAGCTGGTATGGGCGTAGATACTTCAGAAATAAAAAATCTATCTGATTTAGGTAAAAAATTAGCAGATACATTTTTAAAAGGTGGAACATCAGCAGCTAAAGGTGGAGTCTTTAGGGGTGGTTTAAATGTTCCTTCTTTTGCTGGTGGTGGAATTGTAAGAAGACCTACATTTGCTATGATAGGAGACAATCCACAAAGACAAGAAGCTGTTATACCAATGCAAAATGGACAAGTGCCTGTTAACCTAAAAGGTGGGGGTGTACAAGCAATAGAACAATTAAACATATTACCACATGCCAATATAGACCAAGCTCTCATGGATAAGCCAATAGAGTTTTGGGTTGCTCTTGCACAAGAAAAAATATTACCAGCATTAAATAGTTTAGGACAAGATGGCTCTACTACTTCATTGGCATTTCAGGAGACTAGATAATGAAAAAAACAACAAAAGCTAAAAATCAACGCAAAAAAGTACAAAAACCACAAAAAAGACCTGTTTTTTACGAAGATTTAGGGTTTTTTAAGCGTAAATGGGATAGAAAACGCCAAAAGGTGAATAAATAATGGGCAGTATGTTGCTAGGAGTACCCAATTCAAGCTATATAGTTATCGGAGATAATGCAGGTTATGGTTATAAGTTTGAAAATCAATTAGACAAATATGATATTAGAACAAAAGGTGGTGAGCTATACACTTATGTGTTACCACAAAGTACATTTCAAAAATTTGAAATACCAATGACTTTTGTAACTTCAACAAAAAGAGCACAAGTTAATTCATGGTTTATAACAGCAACAGATTTACGATTTATTGAAGACGATGGTTTTCCTAACAGCTATTATTCTGTCAGAATTGTTGGCAAAAAAGATTCTTTCACTAAATTTATTGAGCCGTATTTTAGACAATACTACGAAGGAAAAATTGTAATTGAAACAATATAGGGTAAACTCAAAATTTAAGGTATAATTTAGCATGGCACATGTATATGATTCTTTTAGGCAGTATTTAGCAGTTGGGAGTGCAGATTTAGGCTCTGTTACCCTAAAAGCAGCATTGGTTAATACTCTTGCTAATGCAAACTCAGGATATGTTTTTAGTGCTGCTCATACAACTTTAGCCGATGTACCACAAGTTGCAATACAAACAACAGCAACATTAGCTGGAGTAGCAGTCTCATCAGGTCGAGTTGACGCTAACGACTTAGCAATAGCAACTGTAACTGGTGGAGACATAAACGGAATAATACTATATGTTTCAACTGCCGACTCATCTACAAGTCCATTAATGTTTATACAGAGTGAAGGAACTGGATTCCCGTTAACGCCAGATGGTGGTACTGTTAATGTAACATGGGCTTCCAGCGACCCCTTCATTATGAAGGTGTAGTATGCCAATACAAGGAAACATAGCAGTTGGTGGAGCATTTGAAAACGAAGATTTATTAATGACAAATGACCAAGCTGCTAATACTGCTGGTGGAAGTGCTACATCTGGGGCTTGGAGAACACTTGTAATAAACACAAGTAAAAAAAACAATATATCTGGGGCTAGTTTAAGCACTAATCAAATTACATTACCAGCAGGAACTTATTGTATAAGAGCATGGCAATGGTTTTATCATTGTGCAAGAAATAAATTACAATTCTATGATACAACAAATACTGCTGTGTTAGTTATAGGTGGAAGTAACTACTTAGAGACAGATTACAATTCAGCTCCAAATTGGTTGAATGGTTATTTTGTATTAAGTGGAAGTGCTGCTTGTGAATTACAATATCAAGTAGAAACAACAATGGCTACTCAAGGGTTAGGAATAGAAACAAATTTTAGCGTTACAGAACAATACACATCTGTAGCAATATGGAAGGTAGCATAATGGATATTTCTTTAATTTTAGATTACCTTGTACCCAATGCTAATTATGGTGGGTTTCCAGAAGATGAAGAAAGTTACGACAATTTAAGATGGGAAGACGAAAGAGATAAACCAACATGGCAAGAAATAGAACAATGTTGGGGGCAACACGAAACTAAAATGACATACAAAGCAAAAAGAATGTCAGAGTATCCATCAGTATCAGAACAATTAGACATGATATATCATAATGGCATAGATTCTTGGAAAGAAGTTATTACAGCAGTTAAGGAGAAATATCCAAAGGAGTAAGACATGGCAGTTGCAGATAGTGTAAAAAATATTGGAACAGATGATATACAAAACGCAGCAGTAACTAATGATAAGATTGCTGATACAACAATTTCCAATGGAAAACTTGCTGGAAGTATAGCTAATGACAAATTAGCAGGAAGTATAGCTAATGACAAATTAGCAAATTCTGCTATTACAATTAATGGAAGTGCAATATCTTTAGGTGGTAGTACAACAGTTGGTGGAAACACAAGTCATAATTTTATAATCAATGGAGCAATGGAAGTTGCACAAAGAGGAACTTCAACAACGGGGGGAAACCAAGAATATTTATTAGACAGATTTTATACATATATATTTGGAGCTGCGAATAGGACAATATCACAAGTAACTGATGCTCCAACAGGATTTAAACATAGTATAAAAATTGCAAGAGATAATGGGGATACTGGCACAGCAGGAACATATTTTTCTCAACCATGTGCAAGTGATGCAAGTGTTGGCGCTGCTGGAGAAACAGTAACTTTAAGTTTTTGGGCAAAAGCAGGAGCAAATTTTTCTCCAACAAGTTCTTATATTAGTGTAGCCTTATATTCTGGAACTGGAACTGACCAAACATTAATGGCAGGATTAACTGGTTCTGTTGCAGTAATTGGAGCTGTTAACCAAGCAATAACAACAAGTTGGGTAAGATATGAATTTACAAGTGGAAGTGTTGTTCCAACAGATTCTAATCAATTAGTTTTTCAAATAATAGCAACTCCTACTGGAACTGCTGGAGCAGATGATTGGTATGAAATTACAGGAATACAAGTTGAAATTGGAAGTTCTGCTACTGATTTTGTTCATGAAGAATATGGGGTTACCTTGCGTAAATGTCAAAGATATTATCAAATGCACAACTGTGCTGATTCAACTTATAATGTTTTTGGAACTGGTATTAGAACGGGAGCAACAACTGCCGAAATTCCTATTCCATTACCTGTTACCATGAGAGAGAAACCGACATTTGGATATAGTGGATTAAGATTTCGAGATTATAGTGGCATAGATACTACAGTAACCTATAGTGGAACTTATGCAGATAGAACTTATTGCATGCTGATGTTGACTGCCGTAAGTATTAGTAATGACGCAGGATATATACAAGGCAATAGTTCTAGTGATTATATGGAGTGGGATGCAGAGTTATGATTGAAAAAGTAGAAAAATTATATTTACCAAAGGGATTGCCAACAGATGAACAAATAATTAATTATAAAATTACGTATGAAGATGGCAAAGAGCATTTTGTGCCAGATGTTCCAAACAATAGACATTATAAAATGGTTATGCAATGGGTAGCAGCTGGTAATACAATAACGGAGGTAGACTAATGGCAATAACATCAGTAGAGAATGGTACTGTTACCACGGATGGTAGTGAACAAACTATAGGTTCAGCTCAAACTACAGATGGTGCATATACTGGATATTTAGATATGACTAATAGCACATCAGGTGAGACTATTGTCATTAAGATTAAAGTAAGAATAGCTGGTAGTGATGACAGGGTAGTAGTTAAAGATACATTTGCAGGTGCACAGTCAGATGAACCATTGTATCATTTTCCACCAGTAACAAGTACAGAAAACTTCACTTGGACAATAGAAAAGACAGGTGGAACAAATAGAGCATATACGTATAGATTATATAGGATAACATAATGGCATTAGGAAGTTTTGCTGGACATAGTTTTTGGCAATCAGCGGGCCATATTGACCTAATACTGCCTGATTCACAAACTATTAGCCCTTCTGCTGTAGCTGCAACAACGGCTATCGGTACTGCGGCCGTTCAACTTCAAGTTAGTAATACTGGAATACCAAGTAGTGTTGCTTTTGGAACAAGTAAGGCTCAACTTCAAGCCAATACTGTAGGGATAGCTAGCACTTTAGCTATAGGTACTACAGGTGTTCAACTTCAAATTAATGGTACAGGCCTTGCAAGTGGAGTAGCGTTTGGTACTGCAAATCTTGGCGGTATTCTTACAGGGACAGGTCTTGCAAGTACATTAGCATTTGGTACCGCTAAACTTGAAAGTCAGGTTCGGGCAACAGGTGTTGCTAGCACTCTTGCTTTCGGTACTGCGAATCTTGGAGGCTACTTAACTGGAGTAGGGATAGCTAGCACTTTGGCTATAGGAACTACGACTGTTCAATTGCAAGTTGGTGCTACTGGAATATCAGATACTTTAGCTTTTGGAACTGCAGTTGCTAAACTAAGTATATCAGATGTAACTTTAGAGCCTTTAGGTGTAGAAGTAGAGCTAATATGCGAAATTCCAAAAGTTATGATACCATATATTACGGACAGTTCTCCTAGTACGACTACTTGGACAACAGACGACAGCCCGGATGATACAACATGGAGGAAGACAACATAAATGCCTAGATATCCAATAGAATTAACATTGCCAGCACCTATACAGGGTATAAATACATCCCAACCTGAGACTATACTTCCAGAATTGTTTTCACCAGAGTTGACAAATGTCATTATGTCAGATGGCTCTATTAAAAAAAGATTAGGGTTTGCTGAACAAGGCGATGTTTCGGCTGTAAATAATTATCCAATAATGGAAGGTGTGGAGTATGGAGATTCTAGTGCTGCTAATCATTTAGTTTTTTGTACTTCTAATGGACTAATTGAATGGGATGGAAGCACTACCTTTACTACAAGGTATGGAGGTACGACTTTAACAGGAACAGATGCTTTTCCCATATTTATGTCTCCAGTCGGTGGTATGTCAACTGATTATTTATATATAAGCAATGGTAAAGATGCAATTAAACAATGGTCAGGTTCTGGAAACTGGACTAATTTAACTTTGTCAAGTGGTTTTACTACTTTATTGGGTAAAAGTTTGTTAGGATATAGAGGGCATTTAATTCTAGGTAATGTTACAGAAGATGGAAGCACTTTTCCTTATCGGGTACGATGGTCAGAAGTTAGTGACCCCACAGATTGGAATGATTCAGCACTAGAATCCGCAGGCTACCTGAATTTAATTGAAGATGCAACTAATTCTAAAGTAATGTGTATGCACCCATTGAGAGAAGCCGTTGCTGTCTACAAACAAGGGGCTATTTATACAATGACATATACGGGTAGTCCTAACTATTTCGTACCGAGACTTGTGATGTCAGATAGAGGTACGATATCCCCAAAAGGAGTAGGGATACTTGACAAAGTGCATTTAGTTGTTAGCCAGGATAATATCTATTTATTTGATGGTGCTAGTTTTGATTCTCCGCCTATTGGAGATAGGATTAAAAAGGATTTTTTTGATGATTTAAATTATCAATATAGAGAAAAGTTGTATGTAAAGACCATACCTCACCGATTTGAATGTTGGATTATTTATCCTAGTGGTGATTCGACTACATGCGATGCTGCCTATTGTTTTAATTATCTATACAACGCTTGGACTAAACATACATTTGGTAGAAGTCTATATAGTGTGCAAGTACATAATCAAACAGTTAATACACCTGAATCCTATTTTGGTGGAAATGGTGAGTTTTATGAAGCTTTTTCTGGTAATACAGATGATGGAGTAGCTGTATCAGCAACATTAAGAACAAAGTTGTTTAATTTTAAAGAGCAGCAAATGCAAAATCTTCGTAAAACTGTTCGAAGAGTCGAACTAGAAGTCGAACAAACACCTAGCGTTCAAGTAGGTGCAACAGAAATGATTCATACTGCTGCAACTTACGATACCGCTCAAACTGTGGCCAATGATGCTAATGCTGTAGGTATTAAAAGAACACATAATACTAATACAGGGCGGTATATAAATTTAAAAGTAACTGACACAGGTACTGGTACTCCCTTTACCGTTAGTGGATATACGATATATGCTGAACCTAGAGGAGGAAAATGAAAACTTTTTTAGATAATATTCCAGAAGAGAAATGGGTAGAGCTTGTTAAGTGGAGTTCCGTTTACTGGGGTACTCTTTTGTTGTTTTTTGGATTACCATGGCTATATCAACTGTAGATACTGTTTTACTACCTACTGTTCCATCAGATTTTGAAATGCAGACCCTTAATGATGGCTTTGTAGCTATTAGAGAGATAAAGGATTTTTTAAGAACATCTAATATATTTCAATCTGAACTATATCAAGTAATACATGGACAGGCATTAGTAAGAGACTTTATGGTAGATACTATTTCTGCAAATAAGGTGGTTGCGGGAACTATGGCGGCTAGTGCTGTCTATATAGGTGCTTCTTCTCTGGAACTTGATGGTGTAAATTCTAAAATTATAGTTAAGGATACCCAGGGTTCACCTCAGACTAGAGTAGAAATAGGTAAAATAGGAGCAGGTACTTCTGATTATGGTATAAAAATTTACGATAGCAGTGGAAATGTAAAAATGAACGCATCAGGTAGCTCTCTGTCTCTTGATGGAGCTATTATAACAGATAATACGGTTTCAGCTGATGCTGTAAATGCAGCTACGTTATCTGCGATAACTGCCGATTTAGGAACTATAACTGCAGGAACAATTACTGGTGGTACTATACAAACAGCAGGTAGTGGAGCCAGAGTCAATATGACTACTGACGGTATCAACGGTTATAAAGCTGATGGAACACAGACTGTGGATATAACTAACGATGGGACATTCAGGTTTGGGCCATCAACTGGTAATAATCTATATTGGGATAATTCAACTTTAGCCCTTACTGGAGAGCTTATTACAACTGGCAATCTTGTCGAAGGTGCTGCTGCACAAGCGGATACTGCGATTATTACCCCTATAGCAGATTTAGGTAGTTTTTCTGGCTTTGATACAGCCGAAGGTACCATAGTTGAGACATCATATGATAATATTGGGCTAACAACGGTAGGGAGAAAGGTATTATTATTTTTTCAAATTGAGTGGAGAATTTGGAATAGTGGTGGAGGTAATCCATTAATAGATTTCAATTGGACGTTAAGAATTAGACAAGGTTCTTCTAGTGGAACTCTTTTGGGTATGGCTTATATAAAGAATACCAATGTAAATTACAACTTGGGGGCCTCTACATTTTTTTATACATCTGGGCAATGTTTTGGTCTCGATGCATCACCTAATGGAACTGTTGCCGCCCCTTCATCAACAACATATCATTTTACGGCTCAACTAGACAGTGCGAAGCATACTTGGGCAGCTCCAACAGCAACCCCAGATTTGAACATTGGTCTTGTTTCTGGAAGGGTAACAGCTGTAGAGCTAAGGAGGTAATTATGAATTGTAAAGACAGATTAGTTAAAATAGAAGGCCTAATCAATAAATATGTAAATGCGTTAAATCAATGCCAAGGTGCATTGCAGTCATTACAGGAGGTCAAGGCTATTGTCGAAGAAGAAGTTAAAGACTGTAAAGAAAACGGACAAAGTAGTGGATGTGGATGTCACGTTGAAAATGCTACTTCCGAATGAAGTATCTACTATAAATCATTTAACGGATGCTTTTTTTGAATCTATAGGCTATAAAGAGGCTATAGAGAATCCAGAACCTGAGAGAATATTAATGGCAAACTATTGTCAATCACCATTTTCACAGGTTTGGGTTGGTGTCAATAAAAGAAATTATGAGGTAGGATATATCTGGTTTAGAATAGCAAATGATGTATACAACAAGCCTTTTCTCTTTATTGAACAAATATATATCCAGCCTCACTATAGGAGTGGTTTTTCAATAATGAGTCGATTAATCGAAAAAGGAGTAGAAATGGCGAAGCGTACTAACTGTCAAAAAGGAATTGTTGAAGTAAATAACATTGACAACCAAAAAGTATGGTCTAAACTAGGTTTTAAGCCTAGAAAGCTGACTATGCAATTCACAGGTGATGTGGTAGACTTTAGTAGTCAGAAGATTGTCAGCTGGCTAAACAAAAGGAACGGAGGAAAATAGTATGGGCGGAGGAGGCGGAAGCACTCCAGGTCATTCGCAATCAGGACCCAGTCCTGAATCAACAGAGGCCGCACGAAGACTTTTAGACCAAACACAAGGTCAAATGCCATCATTTCAATCTTTATCTGAAATGACGTTATTGCCTATGGCTCAGTACGACCCTAGGTTAGGGGGGGCTTATCAGACAATGCAGGCAGGACCTCAAGCTCAGACTGTTGCTGCTACTGGAGCAGGGCCAGGAACTTATGGAGGATTACCAGTTGGAAGTACCGTAGGACAAGAGGCGGTAACAAGTCTACAGAATATGCCTAGTTTGTTTGACACAGCTACGGGTGGCCCCATGGCAACTCAAGTAGGTCAACGAACAGAAGAAGTAAATCAAGCTCTTGAAAATTTATCAGCACAAAGATTACAACAAGGTTTAGATGCAACAATGGGAAATCTGGCAGGTGGAGGACTTATATCAGGTTCTCAAGTACAAAGAGCTAGACAATCTGCAGCTGAAAACTTTGCAACACAATCAGCTGCTATAAGAGCTCAAAATGCTTTAGCTCTGGAACAATTTTTATTTGGTCAAGCAGGACAAGACTTGGCAAGACAGCAACAAGGACAACAGGCATTATTAGGTTCCGCATTAGCACAAAGACAGCAAACAGGACAGGAAGCATTAGCACAAGCCCAATTAGCATCACAAGAAGCAATACAACAAGCACAACTAAATACTGCTAACCAGCAAGCACAGCAAGAAGCCGCTAGAGCACTTATGGGACTAGGAGCTCAAGACTTAGCGATTCGAAGAGGGGCCTTAGCTGCTCCTTATGATATCCTTCAAGGTGTGGCTACAGGTATGCAACCAGTAAGAGTTGAAACTGGTGCATCTGGAGGTAAATAATGGTACAAGCTGCTCCACCAACAGGATGGGATTATTTAAGAAGAGGACTATTAACAGGTGTTGGACAGGGGCTTGGTACAGCAGCTGGTGGTCTTATCCAAGCTGGCGTGGGTCATGCTGCTAGCGAACTGGGTATAACAGGATTTCTTGACAGAGCAGCGGCAAAAAGAGAGTTAGAAAGTCTAAAAAAGACAAGTACCAAAGCAAAAATAATAGCTATAAGGGAGTATAGAAAATCCCTTGAAACCGGCGACCCGTTCACTTTGAACCCATACGATTTGCTTATAAAAGCAGGTATAAATCAAGAGCTGGCATCTCGATTGAAAAAGGACTTGTTACAAAAGGACCTTGGTCGTCTTGAATTCAACGTCGGTTCAGCTCCGGGCATGTTAGACTTTACAACTGGTAAGATGCTTCCCGCTACTAGAAACCAGTTGGAAACTGCCATGATTAATCTTTTGAAAGAGCATAAAACTCCCCAGGGAAAAAACGACTTTGTAGATTCCCGTGGTAATATTATCCCAGGCAAAAAAGAGGAGATTATAGAATATTTAAATACATATGCCGACTTTATAGAGAAACATGGAAAAGAGCCATCTCCGGATGACGTTATGAAAATCTGGAGAGAGAGGCAGGCAGCTGCTACTAAGGGTCTTGACCTAGAGAAAGGAAAAGTGACATCGCAAGATATTACGGAAGGTAAAATACTTCCACAGGGGCAACACCTAGGAGCCGTTAAAAACGTTCTAAACCAATGGTTCGGGGACACCCGTAGAAGACCCTCTCCCAAAGCGATAAGAACGAAAATAGACAAACTGCGGGAAGGCATGACGGCCGGCGAATGGATAAACACGATGATTGATAAAGCCACGAAAGAGGCAGCACAGAGAGAAAAGCTTCTAACCGCTGTCCCCTCCCTTGTTGACAATAAGCCGTTTCCATATATGAATATAATCAAAATACTAGAAAAGAACGGAGTTTTTGTTTATGACAAAGATGATGTAAAGCGTGAGAATCCTGATATAGATGAGAAGTATTTTAAAATGCCTCTCGAAGAATTGAAGGAAATTCTTGAACAATATATAGAGTGAGCCGATGTCAGCACGACTTTCTAAAGATTTTGTAGAGCTTGACCCTGTAGATATTACAGGTGCTGGTATTACACCAGTAAATGACAAAGAGGTTTCAACTACACTAAAATTAAAAAAATTGCTCGATGATTCTGCCGTAGACATATCATCTGACAAACCAACTGTAGAAGATTTTCAAACTGTTACACCAGTAAATGTCAAAGACACAGCAATAGTACCAGCAGGTATTCCTATAGACTCTGACCCATTGGAAATACCAGAATGGCTTCCTCATCTTGGAATTGATATGGCACTTATTGCACTAGGTTTTGTTGCAAATCCTCTCGTAGGAGGTGTTTTAGGTTTTACTAGAGTACCTGGGATGTATTTTACAATTAAGAACATACTTCAAAGGTCTGCCTATTTGGGTGCATCAGGTACTTTTATTAGGGGCATGGTAATGGACGACCAAGAAGAGCCTGATTTGTATGACTATGTTGCATCAATAGGTAGTTGGGTTGTCATGGAAACTCTATTTAAGGGAGCTTCTCTCGGATTCACAAAAGGTGTAGAGAAAATAGGTTGGAACGCTCTTGTTGGAAAAGGAACCGCAAAAACTACAGTAGGTGAAGCTCCAGTCCAGCAGGTAAGCAAAGCGTTGGGCAGAGAAAGAGCTATAATAAGTGAGAAAATTAAGAGAATTGAAAAAAACCTTCCAGATAGTCCAAGAAAAAAGAAATTACTAGAAGAGTTAAACCGGCGATTATATGACCATACTCATCCAAAGTGGATACCAGACCCTAGTCTTGGTGCATTAGGACGGAGCGATAAGACCTTTGCTTTTAAAGCGAATGAAGAAGCGGCTAATAAACTTATATCTGTACTTGATGATGGAACCTTAAGACTGACTAGAGACCCTAAACTGCTTGCCGAGCAGGTATTTCAAGCTACTGGCAGGCGTGTACCACTAGAAACTGCAGTGAGTGATTTTTATACATCCCCTTCTGTTTTAAGTGCTCTAGTTACATTGTTTAATCGCATGGTCCCTAAAGGACGACAGATAGATATAAATGAGCTGTGGAAAGCTATACACGCTGCTACAGCCAAGACAAACATTAAGTCAACTGACTGGTTTAATCCTGAGACAAAGATTATCTCTCCAGGTATAAATGAGTTAGTAACAAATTATCTTAGAAATCCTCTTTTAACTAGAGCAGGTCGGCTCTTTGACCCAAATAGGCCACTATTCATGCCAGACTTTCTTGCAACTGCAATAGCACTAAGAGTGGCCGACAGAGCTAAAGATAATGGATATCATGGCTTCTTAGCAGAAGTCTCTAAAGAACTAAAAGGACAACGTGTATGGAATAAATTGTTAGGTAAAAGTAACCCAGTAACAGAAGCAGAGGTTAAGGAGGCAGCCCAACGAGCTGTTAATAGATATAGAGGTATCGTAGCTCTATTTGAAGAGTTCAATCTTGCTAGTAAAAGTCCTATTGCTAAACAAAAAAACCCACATACATATATTTCTCAATTTTTAGAAGACTTTGATGAGCTTATGAAAAAAGGAGGAATATCAGTTGATGAAGCTTTAGATGCACTTGTAAAAAAACATCGTTTAACACTTGGGAAAGGAAAAGAAGGAGAAGCGGGTTTATATTATGAAGGAGCAGGATTTAATCCCAAAGTGTTCAAAGAGGGCCGGGAGGCAATGTGGCAAAAAACTGCTCGTTCTAAGGAGTCTACGGATATGAGTTTGCCTTCCGTAATGGAATTTGCAAGAGAAGAAGGACGTGACTTTCAATTAAAAGATGTAGCTGCTAATCGGAGATGGACATGGGAAAGGCTTACCGGGGAGCAGCTGGCGGAGCGTGAAGCATGGAGAGAAAAGGCTGGAAGGGCAATACCTATATTAGAAAAGCATATTGAAAGATTTGTAAAACAGCATGGACAATATGGCGAAGATTTTATAGGACCAACTATTCCTAGAAGAGACTTTTTAAATAAAGTTAAAATAGAGAGGAAGAAGAGATGGTCACAGTTAACTGATTCTCAAAGAAAAAAACTTTTTACAAACCAATATAACAAACTTAAAGAACAACTAACTATAATGAGAAGAAACGTAGAAACTTACGATAGAGTTAAAGCTAGATATCAGATGGATGCAGGACCTAAAGTAGTGGAAGGAACAGGGAAATATATGGAGCCTAGGGATGTTTGGCGAGAGCAACATCAGGGTGAAATCCTTACACCAGGTGTCCATAGTCCTCTTAGAGGAGTTGAAAGGGGAGAGGCTGCCGTCTTTTATGATGCCGTTGACCCTTGGATTTCTGCTGTTACAAGATTTCTGAAAGCAAATAAAGGCGTGAATCCAGCGGAGGTTATGACATTGGTATCAGCGAGAACTTCTGGGAGGGGAGACTGGGGAGTGTCATGGAAACATGTTACTCCAAAAACCTCAAAAGGAGAACCTGTAAGTGCAGAATTTCAACGAGCGTTTGCCACTTATTTTTGGAAAAGACATATTCTTCAAAGTGATACCCCTAATCAAGCTTTTTTGCATAGTCAGATGTCAAACTATCTGTTTTCAGTCCTTGGTAAATTGCATGATTTTGGAAGACTTATGTCGAAATATCCCCAAAATGTAGCTGATGATATACTTAGGCAGCCTACAAATATACGAACTATTTTGACAGAAAGTGATGATATTCAAAAACCGCTCTTACAATGGATGCGAGCAAAGAAGCATACGAATGGAGAAGCTTTTCTCATACGCCGTTTATTTAAGGATTTAAGAAAGAGTGTTGATGAAGAGGGAACTACTACCTTGCTCTCTGGCTGGAAACAAAACGCAGATAGGAATTGGGTGTTTCGTATTGACGCAGACGATGTTAATGCGTTTACAGAATTTGTATATTTAATGGATAAATTCAAAACTCAGTCGTTAGAAGATACTGCGGTATCTTCAACACAGGTGCTGAAAAATAAAAAAAGGATATTAACAAGAAGAGGTTCAGGCAAGGAGCAGGGTCTTTATGACCTACTCTTATTCAAAGAAGAAGCAAGTCAACCAGCATATAAAAATATGAGTGAGGCTCAGGTTTTTGTAGAAGGCCTAGCTAATGTGGCTAATCAATTTCGTTATCTCGCAACGCTAGCGGAAACAGGAATAAAAAGAGGAACTGCAGCAGAACAATGGGCATCCCTGGGAATAACGAGAGTCGAATCAGTATTCCCGGTAAATTACTTTAGAGATACGGGGGAGTTCGTTACTTCTTATCGCAGCTCGGCAGAGAAAAGGAGAGTAGAAAGTTTTATAAGACTGAATCCTGAAATAGTACAACAGATAAAAGATTTTGCTAAGACATATAAAGATGGAGAAGTTCTTCCAATTAAAATGAATAACAAAGAGATTATGAGGATTACTAGTACCACGAACGAAAATCTAGCACAAATAAAAGAGTTAATAAGTAAGGAAGAATTTGATACCTTGGGATTTAATAAACAATTAGTCCATCTGCTGGAAAAACATTGGGATAAAAAAGTAAGTGCGGAACTCTCTGCCCAAATACAGCGGAAGTATGGTGAATATTTTCAGAACGATGAATTTATCGGACTTATGAGTTTCCTTATTCATAGTGACTCAGCTTCGAGTAAGAGATTACAACAAGAGTTGGTGGAGGCAGGGACACCAGCTGCTGGAAACCCGATAATTACTGCCCTTAATGATAAGGTCCTAACAGTTAGTCAAGCTGTAAAACGATTGCTAATTATTGCTGATAAGACTACAGACCCAATCCTAAAGCAGTTACATACTGGATTGAAAAAAGTTGGAATTGAGAAGTCAGACCCGGTTGAGATGGGGATGGCGTTTGAGACTTATACGTCTACAGCTGGTAGTGCATTGAGTATGACGGCTAAAATTAGGGGAGGAAGTAAGGGGTTCTACGATGATGCAGTAAAACTAAATCCTAGTCTAACTAGAGAACAATTTACAATAGAAGAAGCTACCAAACTGGGATATAAAAACTGGCTCAAAACTGTTACAGAACCAGAGAGGAAGCAGAAACAATTAGATGTTTATATGAAAACGATAGAAAAAGACATAAAAGATAAATATGGATTACAAAACTGGCTTGACGAAGAAGACGTTTATAAATATATGTTTCAGCATTATCCTACTCTAACTGAACAAGGGGGAAGGCAATTCTTAAATACTGTCGACCGGTCGACTGTTGCCATGCTGCTTGGACAGTTTGCAACTACTTTAAGAAATGTCTTACAATCAGGATTTCAAATCAGTATGAGGAACATAGGGGAGATTTTTGCTTTTGGCTATACCCATATGTTGAAAAATGCTCAGATGAAATATCCAGATAATTTTATACTCAAGAAGTTCTTTCCACCAGGAAAAATGGAAGAATATCTAAATAAGGAAAGCTTTTCTGGTAGCTTCTTGGATTTAGTAAGACCTTATTTGCAGAGATGGAATCTTCTTATGTATTCACCAGAAGGATTAAATCATTATTTCAACAAAGAAGTAGGTGCAGCATCAGGGGCCCTAGTAAGAAGGAGGATTCCACTTCATGATTTAAATCGTAAAGACCATAATCTTCTAAAAGACAAGGGCATTAATCTAAAAGGCATTTACAACCAAGAGACTAAATTATTTAATGGAGAGGTAGACCTATGGGCATCAAAAGATATAGCAAATGTATCTCAATTTTATGAATGGCTTTCAGCTACACATAAGACAATAGCCGATGAAATGCGTATTATATCTTCAGATTATAATGTTCTGAACCAAGCTAGTCATCAAGCTTCACCATTTTTTGTGGGAACTAAAGATATAGCAGGAAGTATAAGAAGTGTTGCTAGATTCCTCAATATTTTAAATGCTCAAGCTGATTATTCGATTAGAAGGTTTGTTTTCTTTGATGAGTTTGTCAAGCAGGCTGCAAAAAGAGGCCATAGCGTTGAACAAATGATGAGATTGAAAGACGATAAAGTAATATTGGACACACTCGCAGAGTCTTTAACAGTTGCTGCTGAATCAACATTTAGTGTTACGCCTGTTAAAGATTCATTTAATGGAAGGATGATAAGCTTTTTCCAAAGACAAATTGAGAGTGGGCCAATACCTTTTGCCTTTACAAGCTTAATACCATTTCCAAGATTTTTATATAATACATTCAGAATTCTAGCTAAATACAATCCAATAAAAATGCTTAACTTGGTACGATTACATGACGAAAATGCTGTTACAAAATATGTCAAAGGAGACACGGAGCCTTTAATTGAAGCAATGACCAGTCTTGGAATATTAGCAACTGTTGGTGGTTTATACAAAGCTTACGGTAAGGGAAAATACAATGAGTTAGTTATTGATACAGATAAGGGGCCTAGGGCTCTGGATTTAAAACCTTTCACTCCAATGACAGGCTGGTTCTTACTTTACCATCTAATAAACTCTCATCAGACAGGAGCCCCTCTGGGTCTAACTTTCAAAGAGGGCATGAAAGCCTTTACAGGTATCGAAGCAAGAGCTAAGAACTTACCGACATGGGCATTTGACCTTTTCACAGATATATCGGAACACAGAATGGGAAAGGTAACAAACAACTTAGGCGTAGCCTTGGGGGATATAGCAGGAAGACCTTTGCAGACATTGAATATGGTTGGTGATTTTCTTGCGGCATCAGATGAATTAGTTACGCATATGCCTTTTGGAGTAGGAGATGTACTTAAAGATACAGCAATACATGATGCCATGGAAGATGTAGCTAGCGATTTTAACTATATGTCTAGGTCGATGGGTAAACCAATAGGTGGAGTTCTCTCTAAAGTGCCTCTTCCTAGGACATTGCCACGGGAGGATTGGCCTGATTACCATAAATACGAATTGTTCTCTCCCGATATTCCATGGTTTGAGCCTAGTATATCACAAAAAATCAAACATCAGGTTGAAGAATTAAGGAGGCCGAAATGGGGAACAGGTCTTAAAGGAAAAATGATGGAAAGAAAATGGAATCTATCTAAACAAGTATTGGGATTATCTTTATATGAACCTAAAACACCTATAGAATACGAAGTAGATAGACTTCATTTTCAATTAAAAGAGATTATTCCGAGAACCGGTATTCCAGAATGGGACGATAGAGCAGCAGAAAGAATTTCACAACATGTTCCTATGCTAAATAGACTCGTAGAAGGTGCAAGATACAAGGACCTACCTAGCGATAATATGAAAAAGATAATGCTTAAAAAGAGTCTTGCAGCGGTTAGAGAAAATGTTTTTGCAGAATTAAAGCATTTCTACCCTAAATTATGGACCAGGAAACAATTTAAAAAATGGCCAAGAGAAATACAAATTCAAGCTATTAGAGAAGGACTTGCCCCAAGCGAATGGAGGTAGTATAATAGTCAGATGGCAGTGAACTTAAATGCAGCTAGAGGTGGAACTCTTTTTGATATGCTAAAGAGCATGTTGCCTACAGTGGTAGGTGCAACTGCAGGTTCTATGGTAGGAGGTCCTGCTGGAGCAGCTGGCGGAGCTCAACTTGGTGCCAAACTTGGAGCAACAGCTATAGGTTCGGGAATTACTGATTATTTAGTAAAAGCTGCTCAACCCGCTTCTGCAACACAAGGAGTCAATATGAACGTTCCAAGAAGTCCAAACCTAGCTGAATCTCTGGGGCAAGCAGGTGTCTCTACGGCTGTTAGAGCAGGAGGAGACAAACTAATGGGGAGTGATTGGTGGGAAGAGAATATAACTGACCGATTTCCAAAGAAAGATAACCCTAAACTAGATGAAATAAATAAACAAATAGAGGAACAAAGTGGAGGCCTGGGTGAGTTCCTTTCTGGAGACAGAAAAGCTCCTGCAACAGAAGCAGATAGCTTCTGGAAAAAAATCAAAACTTGGGGAGACCCGACTAGCACTTCTGATGAAAATGCTTTAGAGGCATTGACTCATTTTATATATAATAAAGAAGATAGAGATAGAATAAAAAGAGCTACTCCTTTTCGAAGAATATAATCAAAGAAAAGAAGTAAGGAGGTTTATATGAACAAAATACTTTCAATGCTACGAGAACCAAGCACATATGCCGGTATATCTGGTTTAATGCTTGCAATTGGCGTTTCAAATGAACAGTGGACAACTATTAGTACGGCTTTAGCTGCACTTGCTGGTGTTGCCGCTATGATTTTGAGAGAAAAAGGAAAACAATAATGAAGGGAGGATACGCTTAATAATGAATTGGTTAAGAGGTTTGGCAACTAAAATTTTAGGACTTGTCGCTTTTGGATTATGGTCTATGTGGAAAAATAGACGTATAGATAATTTAAAAGGAGAAGTGAACAAACTTAGAATTGAGAAGTCAAATTTAAAACTACAAAATAAATTAGAAAATGAGCTTAATGAAGAAGTGGCTGAACTAGAACAAGCTACTGGCAAAGAGCTTTTAAGGCGTTTAAATAAAAATTAATGTTTTCTTGGCTCAGGCATATCTTAAAAAACGACCTATTTCACCTCCTATATCTGAAAAGGCTAAGATTGTCTGGGCTTTTTGCCTCTTTCTGGGCTCTAAGACCCCGAATATCGATTTTAAGGGGTCATAAGCGGCCTCAAATCAAAAATACGATGTTTACCCTTAGTTTTTTGCTATTTATGGCTACATCGTGCTCCTATTTTACTAATCCAATCAAAAATTTAGAAATTCCATCCCCTCCAACGTATGAGAAGGTGGAATATGTAGCTCCAGAAGACATAGAGCCTGAAGTTCCGTATGTTTGCATGAAAAATAAAGACGCTATAGCAAACTACAAGAATATAGAATCATGTAAGAATAATAATTTCCTATTAAGAAATACAATTGAGGGACTACTAGATGGAAATTGACATGTTGTTAAATTTACTAAACCAAGCTCCAGTTTTGGGAGTGTTAGTAATCCTTTATATGATGAACAAGCAAGGTAATGGAAAAAACGGTAAAACAGTATCAGGAGTACAAACCGAACTTATGCGAGGGATAGGCGATTCATTAGATAAATTAGCTGACGCACAAGTTGACGCAAATAGAATAGCAGAACGTAGAGCTAGAGGATTTGAAGCATGGTTAGACAGAAACCCAAGTTGTCCACTAGGACACAACGAGCAAAG